TATTTTATTATTAAATTTAGAACGCTCTTCTTTATATTTAGCTATATCAACTGTATTAAATATTGAATATATTATAAATCCAATAATTAATATAACAGCAATCCATTGTGATTTTATAAAATTACTTATAAGGTACATATGCTGTTTTACCTTTTGATTTTACTGCTTTTAGTATTTGCTTTCTTTGCTTACCTGTAGACTCATAAGAAACGTGAACCCAATCAGGGTTTTTATCTGTACCAAATTCCCAAATTAATTGGTCAAAGTTTAAATTATCTTTTATAAAATTAAATACTTGTGCATTAGTAATAGATGTGCCATCCATATCAATATCAATAGCTTCACCAGTACAGTGTTGTGAAGAACTTGCACCACCAATAGCAGCGTTTAAAGCTTTACTTCTATATCCTGAACTAATGTGTATAGGTACTAAAAAATGTTCTCTAATAGGTTGAAAAACGTGTAAAGCTAACTTCTTGAAGTTTTCTAAATGTTCTGCAGTAGGTTCATTACTGATACCTTTTCTTTTTGCTGATTCACTTCTTGTAACTTCAGCCAGTGTTAAATTCTTACTTAATAACATACTATTCGCTTTTTTTATTGTTTATATATTTATCTACTGAACCAAAACCAAATGCACCCAAACATAATACAAGAAAAGAATTAAAGATAAATTCATTAACTACTAAATCTTTACCATAGTAACCTGTAAACACATCTGCCACTGCAAATCCTACCATAACTAAAAATGCTAAAAATCCAATTATAGACTTTTCATTTATTTTATTGTCATCACTAAATAATTCTTTCATAATCTAAACAGTTTTCTTTTTTGTTGTTACTTTCTTTTTAACTGGTGCTTTTCTAACTACTTTCTTTTTAGGTTGTGGTTTAACGTTTTCTTTATAATATTGATACACTAATGAACCAAATAATATAAACGATAGTGATAATACACCTACCATAAAATTAGAGAACGTTTTAAGCGTTGATTGCATTTGTGATACTAAAACCTCTCCTTCTGAACTTTGAAGGTCTATAAGTGCATTTATATCGTCCATACAAGGGTTTATTAATTCATCTACCTTGCCTGACTTTACAATAGAATCGTTATAAGCTAAATCTTTATTGTAGTTTGCGTTTTCAATTAGTTTGTCTACTAATTCATCAGCTTGTTTTGTTTCTTGGTTTACCTTTGAAACTAAAGCTTTTTCTTGTTCAGACATATTGCCTTTTAAGTAAGCAGCCCAAACAGAATCACGAGAAACTCGCCACTGTTTAATGTCTTTTAAATTTTCTTTAACTTTTATAGAATCGTAAACACCTGTGAAGTTTGATTGTATTGGTGTTCCGTAATAGTCAAATGCTTTAGATAACCAAGGTTGTGGTTTTAGCATATCGTTTACAACTGAAGAAGCATTTTCATTTATATTAGCTTCTACCATTTTTCCGTATATTGCTACACTTAACATAATCAACGTAAGCAGCATCATAAGAATGTTCTTTCTCATTATGACCTTGGTTTACGTTTAACAGGGGGTTTTTTTTCTGATGTGATTTTACCTTTTTTAGCATTTGAAATAAACGCTTCAGGGTCACGAGAAAATGATTGTGCAATCTTTGTTATTCCTTTTAATAATTCAGGTGAATTTAATCCAACTAAACCATAAGTTATGGCTTTAATCATTGAGTTAATTTCAAATTGTTCCAAAATAAACCAAGCTATAGTTGAAGCTATCATAGCTGCTATAATGTTTCTGAAAACACTATTTATAGAATTTTCTTCTTCACTAACTACTAATCTTGCTATCATTCCTGCAGCACCAATAAGGGTGACAATCCAGCCACCCTTTATAAACTTTGGAACGAATTCTTCTAAATTATTCATTAATAACTTCTTCTTCTTTAGGTGCTAAAGTATTAATAGCTTGTGCTACTGCTACTGCATCTGCTAATTGTAATAAACCACCTTTTTGAGCTAAATGTGCTACTTGTACTAAAATTTCGATTGCTTGTTTAGTTTCCATAATTGTTTGTTTTATTGTTTAATTTACTTAAAAATAACATAAAGTTACTTTTGTTTTTAGTTGCTAAATGGTGGTGGTAAAGTTACGTTAACAGGGTTAATTAGCAAGTCTAATTGCTTGTCTAAATTTGCTTCCATTGCATCAACGTCCAATGTAGCTTCTAACCAACCGCAAACTTGTTCTTTTGTTAATTCCTCGTAAGGCGTAAAATCTTCGCCTGTTGGTAAAGGCATAGAAGTTGCTCCATAAATATCTGTTGAAAAATTTTCTTTTTCAGCAGCATATCTCCAATGAATTGTAATTACTACATCTTGTAAATCTCCGTCGTTTTTGATACATTCCATTGCTGAAATTATCCATTTAAAATTTGTCATATTATTTGTTTATTAATGTTTTTAATTCCTCAATTTGTTTTTGTTGTTCTTGTATAGCTTGTACTAAAATAGGTACTAATTTAGAGTAGTCAACTGATTGCATTTTTTCTGCGTCTTTTTCTCCTGTTACTGCGTACGGTACAACCTCTTGTAATTCGTGAGCAATAACCCCATTCATTCTACTATTGTCAGCTTTCCATTGGTAATCATAAACTTTAATTTTAGAAACTAAATCCAAACCATTAAATGATTTAAAGTCTTGTTTAAGTCTATAATCTGAAGTTATATTATATGATGTAATTGTTCCATTTGTTGAAATACTACCAACTAAAGTTTGACCTGTTCCGTGAACAAATTGTTGTAAAGTAACTGTTCCTGAAGCAGCATTCCAAAAAGAAGTTGTAAATTGTCCACTACTTTCAGTTTTAAAACAAGCAGCAGGAACTGTTGAATTACCAAAAGAATTAAACTTACCATCTAAATAAGCACTTGTTGAAGTTAAATTAACTAATACATTACCACCTGAAGTGATACGCATACGTTCGACATCGGATGTAAAAAAACCTAAAGGTTGGAAACTTCCTGTTGTATTATATGTTGCTGCAATTTGAATTAAAGATGCAGTAGGTGCTATAATTAATCTTATATCATTTGCATCTGATAATTGTGAGCTAAAACTACCATTTACTGCTAATTTAGTACTTGGACTGGTTGTACCAATTCCTACGTTGCCGCCATTTGTTATATAAATTGGTATTGTATTGTCTGTTCTATTACCAATAAAAGTAGCACCACTATCAACTCCCAATGCCCAACGTTTACCTGCAATGGTTCTACTCCAAGATATTTGATATTCATTTGATGTTGCAACGTGTAAAGCATCACTCGGACTTGTTGTACCAATTCCTACGTTGCCTCTTAAAATTGTTTTCGTTATAGAAGTATTACCCAATGTAACACTATTTGAACCATTACCACTTGAAGCATATCCTATTGCAATTTCATTTGTAACTCCATTTGCAGAACAAGATGCAAAAGCACCTATATAAGTAGATTGTGCTGATGTAGTGTTTAATGTACCACCACCTAAAGTAGAATTACCTGCATTGTCACCAATACCTACATTATAATTACCCGTTGTATTTGCACCTAAAGCATATTTACCTACTGAAGCATTACTAATACCTGATGTATTGCTTGATAAAGCACCATATCCAACTGCTGAATTGCTATTACCACCTACGTTATTTACTAAAGCATCAGCACCTACAGCCGTATTATCGTAACCTGTGGTATTTGTTAATAATGATTCATAACCAATTCCTGTATTATTATATCCACTTGTATTATTAGAAAGCGTATAAGTTGATACTGCAGTATTTGCTGAACCTGTAGTGTTAAGGTTTAAAGCTAAAACACCAAAAGCAGTATTATAACCACCTGATGTATTAGTTTTTAAAGCACCATCACCAAAAGATGTACTTGTTGCTATATTACCTTTTCCATTATTCCAAACGGTTTTGTCAGTATCGTTAAATTCTAACATTGAAGGTAAACCTGAAATAGTCCAACTTCTATCTGCGCTTAAATCGTAAGCAGTTCCGTTTATTGTTAAAGTTCTTGACGTTGGTACATAAGCAGTAGATGTATAAGCATTAGAACCTAAATCGCCTAATTGTGTAGTTAAAACACCTGTAGCATCGTTATACTTAAAGTTTGTTATTGTTTTTAATTGATTACTTGCATCAGCATAAACAATTTGACCATTAACACCACTTGCAGCAGATAAAATAGGCATATTACTAAAGGTTTTTACACCTGTAATAGTTTGACTGCCTGACAATTTAACAACTACACTATCTAAAGCGTAAGTGCTATTATCATAAGAAATAGTAGTACCTGATATTTTAACAAAACCCGTTCCATTTAAAGCAGCTTGTTTTGCGTTCCAAGTTGCCGCACTTGCAATATAAGCATCCGCCAAATCAGTATTTAAATGCAATTCGTCTAATAAAGTAACACCACCTAAAATACTCGCAGCGTTTCCACTTCCAGAAGTTTTAAGTACTGTTAATGCTTCACCACTACCACCTTTTGTAATTGAAGCAGCAACACCCGAGCCACTTGCGTGGTTTACAACTAAATCCGATGCGGTTAATTTATGTGTTCCTAAATCAACGTTTGCAGTTGCACCCGTGTAAGGAACAAGCCCACTTATATCAGTTGTGTAATTAGGTATGTTTAAAGTTGAACCTACTAAAGTAGATGAACCACTTGTACCTATTGTGGTTAAAGTTATTGTGTTTTGTTTAGCATCTAAAGCAGTTTGTGTTGCTGTAGAAATAGGTTTATTTGCGTCCGAAGTATTATCTACATTTGAAAGTCCTACGTCAGACTTTGTTAAATCAATATTTCCTGAACCTAATAAAGATTGTCCCTCTATTGTTTTAATATTTGTGCCTGAAATTAAATCGTCTTGTTTAGCATCTAAAGCAGCTTGTAAATCTGTTTGACTACTTAACGTACCTGTAATAGCACCCCAAATAGCATTATTTGAAGCTATTTCAATGTAAACTGAACCACTCCAACGATATATTTTATTGTTGTCTAATGTAACGTATATCTTACCCGTTTCACCTGTAGCAGGTAAAGCAGCGTAATTAGCTACTTCTACTACGTCATCTACATAAGAAGGTAATTCTGAAGCAGGAACTTTACCACCTACTAAATTAGCTTTTAAATTTAAAGCGTTTTGTAAGTCTGTTTGGTCTGATAGTGCGCCTAATATAGTACCCCACTTTGCAAAAGAACTACCTCTATTAACGTTTATTTCAATTACAGTAGGTGTAATGTTTAAAGTTACATCATCTGCATTATCAATTACACTAATATCTACAATTTGGTCGTTTGGTTGTGCAGTAACTTCAATATTATTTACAATTTCAGTTACACCAATAGTAATATCATCACCCATTTTTTTATCTTGTTACTTCATTAGTAATATTAAACCCACCTTGAATATACGTTTTAACTACTCCACTCGCTAAAGTAATTTGAATATCGTATACATAATTGTAAACAGGAATGTCTATAATTTGTGTGTTAATTTTAAATTCTCCATTTGTGGCATTTGTTATAGTTATACCTGCAGAAGAAACCGAAGTAAGTGATAAAGCAGCTACAGTATCTGAATAATTCTTGCGTAATTGCATTTTAATTGTTGCACCTGTTAAATCAACAACTGAATTGTTAATCTTTAATTGAAAAGCAACCTCGTCAAAAGTGTCCCCTTTTATATGTGTAAATTGTAAACTCATTTTTTATCTTTTATTTTATTTAAAAATAGTTGCAGCTTTTTTACATTAACCGCTTTTGGCTTATAAGTTTCTTTTTTCATAACTATATTACCCATCCTACAAAATTAGCTTCTGAATCAGGGAACATATCACCATTTGAATTAGTGTTATATTCAGGAAAAGTAGCAGTATTATAACAAATGTAATCC